TCTGCAATACGTAAACTTCATTAACGACAAGCCCATTGGCAGAATTAAGTATGCACTAAATTAATTCCGCCAACAGGTTATTACTACAAAAAAGCGTAGTAAATATTTGCATAATACGAAAATTTGTAGTATCTTTGTAGTGTCTTAAAAAAAGTAATACAATATGAATAAAGAATTAACAGAAGAAGAGGCAGAACTGATAGAAGCTATCAGAGCCCACAAAAGAAGTTACCCGAATGGTCATCCTCAGTTGTTATGGTACGCACAAGAGCTGTTCGATGAGATGACATCAGTTAAGTAATTCTAACAAGGCAGCCCGAAAGGGCTGCCCTAACTAACACAATATGGAAAAGAACAAACAAGCAAAGGACAATACTGTTAAGCAACGCTTGCAGGACATTCTGCTGAGTGTATCATGGCGTGATATCGCCAATACTTATTTCGACCGCTCGGCTTCATGGTTGTATCATAAACTCGATGGAATCGATGGCAATGGTGGTGTCGGTGGGTTCACAGACAAGGAGAAGGAGCAGCTTCGTGGTGCTCTTGTCGACCTCAGCGACCGCTTACGCCGTGCTGCTGACAATATTTAGGCAGATGTTGTATTACATTTAAGACACAAGTCGTCCGTGCCTACGGATGCACTCAGCCTCGGCACTTCGGTGTCGGGGCTTTTTTGTTGGCAATTGTCAACCTCGCACCGTCTCGTCTTACCGCTGATGGGCGCAAAATCGACAAGCCAAAATCACATACTCGTCACAACCGCCAGCATATTCCGCTAAAGGCGAGGAAGGCAATTGCCAACTCGGCGCAGGGCGGTGTAGTGCTGCATAGACAGAAAGTCTTGCACCCTGCAAAATCGTAATGCTTAACTCGTTGATTTTTAAGCATTACGATTTTGCAGCTATGGAAAAGGTACGCGAAAACGCGCTCATTTTTCAATTCCGGGCTTCTTTTTATTGCGGAAAAGAAGCAAAAACGCTTGCGAAAACAAGTTTTCGAGTGGTATTCTCCGGTAGAGAATGCTATTTCTTACATCTTGCGCTGTTCCGTTCGAGAGCATTTTTAGATGATTATTGTACATCGGGTGGAATGTCGTTTTTACTTCGCGAATTTACGGCGGACGGCTGCCACCCAAGCACCGATGCTCTAAAGTGACAGAAATTTTATAGCAGCCTTCCAACTTTTCTTCCTACGGCTTCCTTCAAAAACTCGGTTTTCCATAAAATTTCAATCCCTTTTGCTTGTCCTCTCGCCTTGCTTCCACCGTCTTTTTGCGGCGTAAAAAGCGAAATTCGACCCGACGTGAATAAAAAAAACTCTCAAACGGGCTACAGATGAGATGTGTAAAAAGCTCTCTTCTCGCCTCTGAGAATAAATTTAAAGAGGACAAAAAATGAAAACAGCCAGTTTCTACAGCTATTTGCCGAAGCGTTACACCACCGACAACGTGCAGACCGAGCGCATCAGACGCTTTATTTATTCGTTCAAGCGTGGCGACCGCCATGCGGTAGACTTCGCCGTCAACATCGTAAGCGAGTGTCTTAACAAGTGGTATGGCGCAAGCAATCAAGACTATGTACTCGTGTGCGTTCCGGCGGCTACAAGTGCCAAGTATAACCGCCGCTTTAAGCGTTTCGCCGAAGAGGTAAGCAAGCGCACCGGCATACAGAACGGCACGGCACACGTGAATATCTTCGGCATACGCGAAGCGAAGCACAACAACGCCGCGCACATCGTCAGCGAGTCGTATGGCTACCACGTGAGCACCGACCCCGACTTCTTCGCAGGCAAGAACGTGATACTCTTCGACGACCTCATTACTACAGGAGCCACGGCGGAGGAGTTCGCCGCCGAACTCGCAGCTGTAGATGCTAACGTCATCGGCGGCTTGTTCCTCGCACGCACCAAACTTATTCGCAATTAATAACCATTAAAGCTAAACAATATGAACAATTTTTCAGAACTCGTTCGCGAAGAACGCCCCGACTACAAAGTATATAATAGCGGTTTCGACTCGCTCAACAGCGTTGAACTCATAAGCCTAATAATAGGGCAAGGCAAAAGCACGCACGCAGCCATGCAGCAGGCTCGCCAGATAGTGAACATTTGCGGCGGCAGTCTACGCGACATCGCCACCCAACGCGCCGAAGAGCTACAAGTAGTGCAGGGCGTAGACCCCAAGAAAGCAATGACACTACAAGCAGCGTTCGAACTCGCTAAGCGCATCGAGCGCGAAGCAGCAGCCGACCGCCCGAGCTTCAGAACCGCCGAAGACGTTTGGCGATACTTCCGCCCGATAGTGGGTACGGCAGACCACGAAGAGGCGCACGTGCTGCTCATGAATAATAATTTCAAGCTGATTAAAGCCGTGAAACTATCAAGCGGCGGACTCACCGAGACAGCCGTAGACGTGCGCGTCATATTGCGCGAAGCACTCGTCAACAACGCCACCACGCTCACCCTGATACACAACCACCCCAGCGGCAACCCATGCCCGAGCCGCGACGACGACCGCATCACGGCAACGCTAAAGCAGGCGTGCTCTACAATGCGGCTCTATCTGATAGACCACGTCATCGTAACGGATAGCACATACTACAGCTATTCGGAGGAGGGCAAGCTATAGACCGCATCGCACCGACCTCACGCATCGAGGTCGGTGTAGTCGCTACCATTTTGTTGAGCTCAACGAAATGGTTGCTTCTCTTCCCACCCACCGCCCTTCCGCCCGCCGCAAAAACGCCTGCAGCATTTTTGCGGCGGGTCCCAAAGAGGTAAAAAGCCGTCGTCGGAGGCTTTTTGTTGTCTTTTTAAGTTCAGATCTGTCTGCGTATCTTTGCTGCAGGTTTTTAATTAGGGGATACTAATGTTGTTTAGTTTTAATTGATTCAGTTATTTTTTCACGTTTATCCTTGCCGCTGGCGCGAGATGCGTCGGCGGCTTTTTACATTTCGTAGTAAAATAGTTATTGTTTTGTTTGGTTATTCGTAGTAAAATTACTACCTTTGCAGTGTTGAATTATTAAACAAGCGATCTATGAAAAATGTAAAAGTTTCTAAGATTCTGAGAATCTTGACTGACGACGGTTGGTACTTAGACCGTTACAACGGGGACCACAGAGAGTTTAAACATCCTACAAAAAAGGGTGTTGTAACTGTCAACGGCAAGCCTTCAACATCTATCTGCGGATGGCTCCTCAGTAGTATTGAACGGCAATCGGGGCTTAGGTTCTGACAAACTGGGGTGGAGCTGAAGCTCCGCCCCTTCCCCCACACACATTCGAAGCAGACGCTTGTTTTGATATTCGACAAAGAAAGGTGGCGGTCGTGGCTGCCACCTATTTTAAGATTAACGTATAAAACAATATATTATGAACGATGTTGTGATTAAAGCTGCCCGTACTGCTGACGGCTACTGTTGTGCTTGCGACTTACTGCCGGGTTGGGTTGTTGCCTACGATGGCGACCTTGAGGGCTTTAAGGAGTATGTCCAGGAGAGTGTTGACTTCTGGCTCGAAGGCAGACGTAAAGACGGTGATGCATACCCGGAGGTGTTTGACGGTGAGTATAGGCTCGTCTATGATTTTGATGTGGCTACGTTGCTCGACTACTATCGTGGCATATTCTCGTTTGCAGCCCTTCAGGCAATAACGGGCATCAACCAGAAGCAGCTCTCACACTATGCGAGCGGCTTGTCGAAGCCGCGCCATCAGCAGGTGGAGAAAATAAAGTCGGGATTGCGCCGACTTGCCAAGGATATTGAAATGGTCACTGTTTAATAAATTCAACACCGCCGCCCGACCAAGCGGCACCATGGCTGCTGCAAGTTTCTAATTCGCAGCATTCATTATATTAAAGAGCTTATTGGAGCCCTCGGTGCGTGACGCATCGAGGGCTTTTTATTTACGCAAATCTGCAAACTATTTATAAAAGTAACAAAAAAGTTAGCTAAAAATTTGGAGATTGATAACTTTTTTGTTAACTTTGCATTGTCTTAATAAAACAAGACAAATAGTTCTTTCAAATCATGAAACATTCAGAATTAATTAGAGCTTTGATAAAAGCAGGATGCTTTATCAAGCGGCATGGTGCCTCGCATGATGTTTGGGTTAATCCTAAAACCGGAGACTTTACAACAGTTCCAAGGCACGGAAGCAGGGAAATCAAAACAAAGACAGCAAAGTCTATTTTTGAAGCCCTCTCTATTTACTAAAAAGGATGGCTGCCCGGCAAGTTCCGGGCGGCTTCCTTATCTGAATGGGTAACGGGTGAAAGAACTTATTTTGTAGACAAAATGAGTTAAATATATACAATATGAAAGTTATAGCCAATGTAGAAAGAGCACCAGGCGAGAAGAATTATTCTTGCTTGTTGACGGTAAAACCCATAAATGGCACAGTTCTCGGCTGTGGCTCTTCAGCAAAAGCAGCCATTGAGGATATGCTTAGAGGGTGGAATGAAACTACAGAATACCTGAGAGAGGAAGGCGAAGAGGTTCCTACACTCGAGATTGAGTATCGATTTGATGTCGGCTCACTTTTCAGCTACTACGACTTTGTTAACATTGCAGGAGTAGCTCGAGAGATTGGTCTTAATCCTTCCGTCATTCGCCAATATGTCATTGGCACGCGCAAGCCAAGCGTAGAGCGCAAGAAGCAAATTATCACAGGGCTCAAGAGTCTTGCCGACAAGATGCAACAAGCAGTTTTATATTGATTTTGTTTCATGATACATGAAAATAAAATACATGAAAAGAACTATTTGGGAGCCCTCGGTGCGTGACGCATCGAGGGCTTTTGTAAAAATAATTAAGTTATGAAGTACACAGATAAAGAAGAAAATCAGCAGACAACAGTGCGTCAGGAACTCAATGACGTGTACGAGGACATTAATTGGGCTTATCTCGCACAGAACTATTTCGGAAAATCCCGCAGCTGGCTTTATCATAAGTTCAGCGGACGCAACAACGGCAAGCCCGACGACTTCAGCGACATCGATCGCGAGCGTCTCAAGGGTGCGCTTGTGGATATAGCAAACCGTCTGAGAATGACGGCTGACAAGTTGTAATAACTTATTATTTTGACACCAGCCTCGGAGCTTCGGTTCCGGGGCTTTTAAATTTATAAAATATTATGGGCTTATTAGATCACAAGCGTAAAATGTATATACCTACAGATAGTATATATGATATTGTTTATCCTATGTCTGACGATGAGAAGCTAAAACATTATAAGGATTTTATGAAGCGTAGGCGCAAGGAACACCGTCGCAGAGTTTGGCAAAGGATAAAATGGCTGTTGGTAGTGACTGCTGGCGCCATTGCCACGATTGCCAGTCTATTTGATATTTTCGACCATATTACTACAGGCTTTAACCTGCTGCCGTAGCTTGTGCTCTGTGTATGTGGATGTGATGGCGCAGAATGCCATTGTTACGGCTATTGCTGTCACGACCGTGGTCCATACGTTGTGCGAGTGCTCAAGTTGTCTTACTCTGCGCTGCAGGTCTCTGATGTATTGTTCTGTCTCCATATAATAATGTCTTTGATGCAAAAATACTGTTTTTCCCCCAATCCTCAAACTTTTTTCAAAAAATTCCTCGCAAATTCCTTGCACGTTCAGATTTTTATCTCTACCTTTGCCATCGCTAGAATTCTTATGCGGAGCACTCCGCATGAACAAAGGGCGAGACGATATGTTCAAGCCCGACCAAAATATTTATTAAGGTTGTGGGCTTATTTTTTTGCCCATAACCTGCCGCATCGATACGAGGGTATTTCGCCCTTTGTTCATGCGGAGCACTCCGCATAGTGTGGAGATGCAGACAGAATACGGCGGTTCGCCTTCCACGTGTTTTTATTGCCCTTTGTGGCGGAAAAGCATAAGAGTTCTAGCAGACGAGGAAGTGCGAGCCGCTTTTTTCGTACCCCTACGTCAAACCGTACCCGACGGATTCGGGCAAAAAGGCTAGAACTCTTATATTATGCAAACATCTGCATCTATCCAGCGCACCGCTCAACTGCGCCCGTTTAGCATCAGCACCGCCTCCGTTAAGGCGTGGCTCAACGGAAAGAGCAAGTTTTACACCACAATCTGCGAGTTCGAGGTGACACGCCGCGAGGTTCTGCGCGTCCACGCTGCGCTTCTGTCTCTCGGCGCAGGCGCCATCAGCGCAGAGAGCAGCATCCTCGCCGCCCTCTGCTGTGTAGTCCTCTCGGGCTACAACGTCTACAAGTTAAACCAGGAAGGAGGCGAAGCATGAACGAACATCCATTCTACAACGAACTTTCGTTGGTTCTTGTGAACACCTATGCACCCAAAAACAAGTTTCAGGAAATGGTCTGCAAGATGCTCTCTCCGCTGCACGGCATGTTGGTGGAGACGGAGCGCATCGATACCGTGTTTGACGATATTGAAGCAATAGTCCTTCAGGCTGACATCGAGAGACCGCGCCGCACCACTGCAATGCAGTTCGAGACGACAACTGAGGCGTCGGACCGATACGGCAAGCTGTGCCGCGCGGCGGTGGTCAGCGATGTCATCAAGGGCACGAGAGTCGGTAACGAGGTGGCTACGGTCTACTTCCATCCGGTGCAGGGCGTGCTCCAATATCTCAACGAGGGCGGTACGCAGCGTATGCAGCCGGTAATGTTCGGCAAGGTGAGTGCTGAGTGGTTAGCACAGTATGTTGATATGGTAGAGAAAGGAGGCGAAGCATGATAACAATAGATTGTACTCCCGTACGAGTATTGCTCGACAAGGAGAACTTAGCGAACAAGATAGATCTGCTCCGCGACACCATCGACCTCCTGCTCGAGGAGACGGCGGAGATTAGCGACACGGTAAAGCTTGTCGATGTCGCCGACCTTATGCGCAACCTTAACGAACTGCGCCGACAGCTAAACGAAGTTTTAAAAGCACAATAAGCAGAAAGGAGAATGTTATGGAGACAACAAACAGAACAGATAGAGACGAGAACGAAGTACGCCGCGCTGAAGCTATCATTACCGTTATGGATGCTTACCTTGCTTCGCGATCACCGGAGCCTGGCAAATCTCAGCTTGGCGAGGAGTACACGGCGGAGTATAAGACAACGGAGGAGATAGCCGACGAGCTGCACAGCATCATGCCAATACACCCAATGGATATAGTGCTATACCTACAGGGCGAAGGCTACGAACTGAAGACCGCTGAGGACGGTACGCTACGGTGGGAGCTCTGGCGCGATATGCACTACATGCTATAAAATAGAGCCATAAGATAAAAACATTTTTTTACATTGTTCGCTTGCGGCGCATTCTATGTGAATAGGGTGCGCCGCCTTTTTGTATTCTTACGTGCGAGCGGTTTGTGGTATCTTTGCTATCGGAATACAAAAAACAAGTAATATGATCACTCTTCTTCAGTCGCTACCCGCAACATGTTTCTCTTCGTGCATCCCCGACGTGATATATTCGTTCACTCCCTCCAGTGGCGACATCGACGACGCCAGCCGAATAGGCACCACCGTCACCATTACCATCGACGGCAAGGAGATATTCTCAGAACGTTTCTTCCCAGCCGACGGCAAGATAACACTCGCAGAGCTCGACCGCCTGCTCACTCCGTATGCTCGTCAGAACTTGAGCATCAACCTCACCATCGAGATCGAAGAAGATGACGACGTTCGGGAAGATGATGGCGGTACTGCCACCATCTCGTCGAAGATCATATACTGCGAGGCAGATATCAACACTCCTGCTACCGACTTTATCAACACGCACTTTCTCACGATGTTAGATGGCGCTAAACAGACCGCACTAAACCGCTTAGAATACCTACACTACATCGGCACCGACAAGGCTTCCGTCATTGCCGAGTACGACGATGGCACTACAAAGGAGTTCTCGCTCTCGCCAGTTGGTGGCAATAGTCGCTATACTACGATTGATGTTACTCCGAGCAAGTTCGTTAGCGATACTGATAGTTGTTTATTAGGTTTTTGGGTCCAGGCTGGGCAGCGCAAGTTCCGGTTCTCTATCGATTTAGACGAACCTGACTGCGCTCCCATCCTGGTTTTCGAGAACTCGTTCGGTTGCGACGAGTTGCTCTACTGCACGGGTACACACACCGTGGCGCCTACATATAAGCGTAGCCAGGGCTACATCGGCAAGTTTAACCGCAACTACGAGATAGCCGAGACACGCACCTTCAAGGCTGACACGGGCTTCCTCACGTTCGCAATGGCGAATTGGGCTGACGAGCTCTTCCGATCTAAGAGCATACATGTGGTGAACTTCAAGGACGGACACCCAAATGTAGGCAAAGAGGTCATTGTCACCGACTCAAAGTCGGAGTACAACAACAACGACGAGTCGATGCCACGCTTCACCTTCAGCTACCAGTATGCTCAGCGCAACCACAACGTGTTCGACACGTTGCGCTCCGGACGCATCTTTGACAATACCTTCGACAATACCTTTGAGTGATGGGCGCCATACACTTTTCTGATATGCTGCGACTGCTCGATCAGGCTTATCAGCACCGCTCACTCGTCGACATCCATGCGTGGGAGGGTGGCACCGGCGAGATGCTGCACTACAAGGGGTGGCTGGTGCACCACGTCAACTGGCGAGGTGGCTATGTGCGCCTGCGCAACCCTCGCAACCGCGCCATCAGAGCCTTGCCACAGATTTTTATTATACAAATCAATAACAAACGTGTTTATTTATGACCAATAGCAACACTCTTCTGCCAACATCGGCGCAGCCTGATGCCGAAGGCTTCCGCCGCTATCGCATAGCTCCGTCGGGCATAGGCTCTGCGGGGCAGAGCAACTCCGTGACTTCCGAGTATGGCTCCGACTCGAACACCATCTTCGACGATGATCGATTGCCGGGCAGTAATCTCGTGCGCCCAATCACCGTCGGCGGCAAGCAGTATAAGTACGTGCAGTGGGGCTATGACGACCAGCTGCCTTATCGTCTGCGCCGCGAGATAATGTCCAACATGATTACGGCGCAGTGCCAGCAGTTCAATATCGTGTCATGCTATGGTCAGGGCGTGCGCTTCGTCGATCGCAAGACAAAGCAAGATGTCTCCGAACCTGACATACTGCAGTTTTGCCTACGCAACTCACTCCAGGAGGTATTCCTTGAGCAGGCTACGGATATGAAGTTCTACTCGTTCTCGGTGACGGTGGTCATCCTCTCGCGCGACGGCGAGCGTATCGTGACGGTGCGCAACAAGGATGCTTCCTACTGTCGCTTCGAAGCTGCATCGAGCACCCATAGTGGCAAGCCGGAGCACGTGTTCTATGGCGACTGGCGCTTGGGCTTCCTCGACGAGTCGAAGATAGAGGCAATTCCTCTACTCGACTACTGGGACCCATTAGGAGACCTCCTGGTGCGCATGGGTGCTGAGCCCGACCCACAGACGGGTCTGCGACGCAAGCCTACAAAAGACCGCAAATTCGCCATCGTGAGCCGTATGGCAACGCCGGGCACGCAGACATACCCCGTGCCTTACTACTCGTCGATATTCCGCGACACGTGGTTCGACATCTATCGTCTGATAGGCATCGGCAAACGCTACATGATTAAGAACACGTCGGCTCCAAGGGTGCAGATTGAGGTGCACGACGACTACTGGGATAACGTGTGCGACAACGAGATGATCTCTGACGAGCAGAAGCGCCGAGAGCGCAAGGAGCAGGAGAAGCAGAACATCATCGACTTCGTGACGGGCATCGAGAACGCCGGCAAGGCGATGATCAGCGGCTACTACGTAGACCCCAACGGCAAGGAGAACCGCATGGTGCGCATCGTACCGCTCAACGATGCCTCGAAGAAGGAGGGTGGCAACTGGAGCGACGATATGTCGGAGGCCTCGAACGCTCTTTGCTTCGCCTTCGGCATTCACCCGAACCTGGTGGGCGCTACGCCCGGCAAGAGCCAGATGAACAACTCGGGCTCCGACAAGCGCGAGCTCTTCACACTGAAGCAGGCTATCGAGAAGCCCTGCCACGACGTGATGTGCAAGCCGTATCACGTGATACTCCACTACAACAAGTGGCATGAAAAAGCCACTGTTGACGTACCTATGATCATGCTCACAACGCTCGACGAGAAGCGAGATGCAAAGAAGGTGACTGGCAACAGTAATCAAAACTCAAAATTCAAAACTCAAAATTCAATATGATAGCAATATTCAAAGAAGATTTTGAACGCTCACTGCCAGTGGGCGCATCTGCACACGACGAGGTATTCGAGGCAGTGTACCCTGCCATAGAAGCAGCACTCAACAATTACTACGACATGCTGCTCGGCGAGCCTGGTGCTCAGCGAGTTGAGTCGACCGACGAGAGCGAACCGTTAAAGTACTACTTTAAGATGTTGGTGTGCGTAGATGCCTTCCTCTCGGTGTTCAGACAGCTCGACCTCGTGCTCACTTCTACAGGCTTCGGCATAGTGTCGAACGACACTATATCGCCGGCATCGAAGCAGCGTGTTGATGCCCTTGAGGCCCAGCTGCGCACTGCACAGTGCCGTGCGCGTGCTATGGTGGTACAGCTGCTGCGCTCTGAGGAGTGGGGCGTGACAGAGCAGGCACAGAACTTCGTGCGCCACATATACACGGAGCACTACTTCTTCTTTGCACAAGGCATCCCAAGCCGGTCGTACAAGGACTGGGAGGCTATGCAACGTGCTATCAGCGAAGCTGAGGAGCAGCTGCGCGTGCGCTTCTCCGACGAGCAGATAGACGATGTGCTGAAGGCTTATTGATGCAAAGACAAAAAGGACATGGCAGAGTACGGAGGCTTCGTGCAGCTGGCGCGCGACTTTGTTGACCTATGGGCTGCCGACGGTGACGGAGCACTGCACTCCGCTCTCTTCCGACGCATGGAGCGTTTTGTCGAGGGCTGTCCGGAGACATTCTGCATTTACCCCACTACTACGGCGTACAGCTCGGCACACATGCTGACGTTCAGCAACAAAAAAGAATCTTCAGCATTTCTCTTCAATGGATAAAATAGAACTCACATGCCCCAAGTCGTGGAGCGAGCTGACACAAGAGCAGCTACGCTACACCTTCTTTCTGCTTTCCACCTTCGCCGACAAGGTGATGGTGAAGACATATATGTTCGTGCGCTTCACTGGTATCAACGTCATCAAGAAGAACCGTTTCGGATGGCAGTGTGTCTACCAGCCCGAGGGTGAGAAGCGCAAACGGGTGTTCTATCTGCAGCTATGGCAGATACGCTCGTTCCTGGAGCAGCTCGCTTGGGTGGACAGCATAGAGCAAATGGATAATAGGTTGGATGTTGTCCAGGGGCTCGAAGCTGTCCATCCATTGCTGCAGGAGGACACCGAGCACCATCGCATCATAACCTTCGAGGAGTACCTCTGCATGGAGAAGTACTACCAACGCTTTCACTCTACGGGCAATGATGACGCTATCGATGTGCTCGCCTCTTTCCTCTACCGCAATCCCGACTTCTCGCGTCCAGCAGAGCTGACACTGACACCTGCGGAGCGCCTTGCCACGCTCGCATGGTTTGCGCACGTGAAAGTCGTCATGTCGCACGCTTTCCCTCACTTCTTCCGCAGAACGGAGAGCGACGACGACATATCCGAGCTATCGATGCTGCAGTCGTTCAATGTGCAGCTGCGTGCTCTCACCGACGGCGACGTGACAAAGGAGACGCTTGTGAAGCAGACAGACTGCTGGCGTGCTCTTACTGAGCTCGAAGCCAAAGCGCGTGAGGCTGAGGAGTTCAAACGCAAATATCCTAAGCTAACAAGTTAATACACGTGATATATGAAAGACTTATTTCCGGCTCTCGACTACTTCTCTCAACTCGCGAAGAGCAACCGCCTTGCTACCGAGCACGACTTCCACCCATGCCTTTGCTCTGGTCCCGACTCGATACAAGGTGTTATGGACTCGTTCCGCAAGCACAAGAACTTCATCATGGTCGACGACACCACATCGCAGCAGACCTTCAGCAACGGCGTGGGCTATTTCCGACGCGATGTCTACACCGTCTTCATCGTAGCCCACTACCGCTACGACGACATGGCGGAGCGCGAGCAGAAGTTGAACCTCTGCCGCCAGTTGTTCCGACAGTTTCACAGCAGACTGCTGCACGATCGAGACGGACTCGGCGACGAGCGTCTGACATACCTGCAGCTGAACAATATCTACTCTACCGAGCTCGGTCGCTACGCCATGAATGGCGTGACGGGACTCTACTTCATGGTGCAGAATGAACAACCTTTAGACATTAGCTATGAGCAATCAGAATGGACTTAAACCGAACATGACCGATGCCGAGCACCAGAAGTGGCTTGAGGGTTGGAGCGAGTTTATGGTTAAGATGTGGCGCGAGCGTATGATGCAGTTCGCGCCACCAGTTTACGATACCGGTGCTTTGTCGCGCTCCGTGCAGGGTGTCATACATCCTGGCCCGGTGACATCGATAGAGCACCGTTTTTTGGAGTATGGCATCTATGTGGCGCGTGGTGTCGGCAACGGCTACCGCCATAACAACGGTGGCGACCTGACATTCCTGAAGGACTGGAAGTCGAACCCACACCACCGGCAGAAACGCGACTGGTTTTCAAAGAAGTATATGTACTCGCTACACCGTCTCAACGAGTTCGAGGCTGCTTACTACGGCACTACATACAATGGTCTCGTGTCATCATTCCTACGTCAGCTCTTCACTGGTGGGTCAAGCACCATCGACCGCGCGGTAGCGCAGCTGTAGTGCTTTTCTCGTTTTTTTTATTCTCGCCTCCATCGCCTTATCTTTGTATCATAAAAATAACATCAGAGTAATATGTCAACAAATAACGATAGCCTACGCAAAGACTTGGAGCAGATACGCGACGAGCGTGCTACTCATGCTAACACCGCACAACGCATCGGCAATGCGCTGCTGGGGCTGTTGCAGGTTATTGAGCAGAAGCTGGACCTAAGCCGTTTTCTGCGACGCGACATTGACGACAAGGCAGAGGGGCATATACGCTTCTTGCGCGGACTATCTGTAGGTTCTGGTACACACGGCATAGCTCAAGATGGCTCAGCTGTACTGAGCAAGCTCACATCGATGCTTTACAGCACCGAATCGCAGTCGGGCTTCGGCTTGGTAGACCGTGGCGACGGCAAGTATCGCCTTGACATCACCGACCTTATGGTGTGGGGTAAAGCCATTTTCAACGAGCTGGAGGTGCGCAAGCTCTCATACGTTGGTGGCAATATCTACCTCAGTGGTGCTGGTAGCAAGATTGTGGCTGTGCAAGAAATATATGACCTTCAACGCAACCTCACCGGGTGGAAGTGTTTCTTGCTCGCAGACGATGGCACAACGGCTACTCAGAACTATTGGAAGATTGGCGACCAAGCACGCTGCCAGACTTTCGACATTAAGCCTGGTGTGTACGAGGGTAAACAGAACCACCTCTACTGGCGCATTGTAACAGAGGTGAGCACCGAGGCTGAAGTGGTGACTAATGGTATGGGTGATGTGCTCTATGATGGCAAGTTGTTTAATTGGATCGTGCTCGCCAAAGGTAACTGCGCGGAGGGTAGCGATGAGCCAACTGCAGGAGATACCATTGTGCTTGACGGCTGCCAAGACCCTGCAAAGATAGATCGTCAAGGGGTGCTTATGTTAGAGACTACCGGACCTGACACGCCACGCATCGTTGCTTACAAGGGTGTCAATAGCTACACGCATGATGGCAGAGAGGTGTTCTGTCTGTCGCCGAATGGCTCGCGCATAACATCTACGTCGTTCGAGTGGATATCGTCATCTGGCCAGACTATACACATGGTGAACTACCGCGGCGAATGGCAGCGTGGCACTACTTACGACTATTACGACCAGGTGAACCACAACAACGCTGTGTGGCTCTGCACTAACGAGAGCGGTACTGCAGCTGAGCCGGTGAACGGCTCGGCGGACTGGCTGAAGCAAATCGAAGGTGAGAAGGGCGAGAAGGGAGATCCTGGCGAGGATGGCTTGGCGTACCAAATAGTGATAACGAGTAGTTCGGGCACGGTGATGATTAACGGCACCGGGCAGTTGACTCTCGAAGCTAAACTGTTACGCAACGGCGAGGACATAAGCGACACCATAAGCGATAGCGCGTGGTCGTGGCGAAGACAATCGGCAGATACGGCAGATGATACAACGTGGAATACTCTGCATGAGGGTATCGGTAGAGTCTGCGTTGTGAGTAGTGATGATGTCGTAAGGCAGGCGCAGTTTGAATGTGAGGTTCTAATTTAGATTTCATTTTTAACGATTTATATAGATATTATTAATTTAAACAAACAAGAAATTATGGCAAAAGTATTAGCGAATGGTCAAATCACGATCGTTGACCTTAACGACGGCAAAGCCGTTCAGTGTTTCACGCAAGCTTCGCAGGGTCAGACTCAGATTTTCACGCCTGATACCGGTGTGTACGCTCCGAGTTACACAACGAGTGCACCTAACGTCATCACAGCTCGTGTGTATGTGACGGGTAGCTCGACCGACCAAGCTCCAACAGCGGCTTGTACCAAATGGAAGTGGACTGTAGACGGCGCGGCAGCAACACCAGTGAGCGGCAAGTCGTATCAGCTCAACATCGTCAGCAACATTGCGAAGAATGACAGCGTGAAGAATATCGAGTGGGCATGTACCTATACCGACCCCGAGACTAAAGCTACCACGGAGTGCAGAGGTTATCTGACTATCAGCTTGGCTAAGTCGGGTGGTGCTTTACAGACGGTGCAGATAGAGACTCCTGACGGCAACACCTTCGACTCTACCAACAGTTCCAAGCCATTGCGTGCTGTAGCTAAATTCTACCGCGGCAACGTGCAGGACACTACAATGACAAGCATGACGTGGGAGGTGCTCAATATTAGTGCTGGCACCTGGGGTGCAGTAGCTGCTGGCAACGTCACCACATCGGGTGGTGTGAGCACGCTGAATGTGAATGCCAACGATGTGCTGAACTTCCAGACATTCCGCTGCACGGTGAAGGATGGTACTGATATTGCTAACGCAATAATCACGTTCTTCGATGCCAGCGACCCTTATGTCGTAGAGGTTTACTCACTCACAGGCGACAAAATTGTCAATGGTGCTCAGTCTACAGAGCTGTTCGCACGTCTATGGAAAGATGGTCAGGTGGTCGAAGACGGCACAGCTGTTAAGGCTGACAGCACTCACGCCTGCAAATATCAGTATAAGTGGACTAAGTACAACTCGAACGGCGTAGCAACAAACTGGAGCGGCACATCAAGTCCAGTGAATGCGTCAACAAAGCCGTATGTAACGGTGGCGAACGCTGATGTGGCAGTGAGAGGTACATTTACTTGTGAGGTGTCTAAATAGGGCACCTCACCCTATTTCTAAAAACGAAAAGATATGGCAACAATACTTGCACGTGGATGGATAACCATTGTGGCTGTAAAAGATGGCGACAAAGGTGATAAGGGTGACAAAGGTGACAAAGGTGACAAAGGTGATAAGGGTACAGCTGGCACTGATGCTTACACTGTTGAGCTTCAAGGTGCACCTATCACCATCTCTACTTCTGATGACGGAGTACCGTCCGGCACAACATCGGGCGGCATCAACACCTATGGTTATGCTACAGTAGTGTGCCGTAAGGGTGGTGCCATCGTGAGCGCAAGTTCTATTACTATCAAAGCGCCTGTTAACTGCACGGCAAGTGTGTCTGGCACATCGGTTCGTATCAACTCCATACGCACATACTACGCCAGTAGCAATACTATGTACTACACCGATGGCTATGTCGATGTGTCGGTGGTGGTGGGTGGCAAGACGTTCGTCGTGCGCCTGACGTGGCACTTAGACTATACTAAGTACTTCGGTGGACTAAAGGCAGATGCGAAGAAGATGGAGTCGAAGTACACAGAACTGACGAATAAGGTAGACGGTATGCCGCTGCAAACAAACTCTGCACTACAACAATACTCTTCCGAGATCCTGCAGTCGGCACGTGAGATATCTCTGAAGGTAAGCGAGACCACTACGGGATTAAAGAACAGCATTGTTGGCTCAGCCCTACGTCCATGGGATGACATCGTGAAGATTAAGGCTAGTCTCTCGCAGACGGTGAATATAGTAAATGGTGGCGGCGTCGGTGGCTCAAACTACGCGACATTCAGTGCGTCGGGCGCTACGGCGAACACATACACAGGTCTGTATTTCAATGATGTGCGTGTGGTGCCTGGTAAAAAATATACCTTCAGTATTTTGGTAAAGGTCATAAGGGCTACTGATAACGGCTCGTATTACTCTATCAAACGCTTCGATAATGGTGTCGAAAGTACCGTTATCAAGGCGAGCAATTACTCCACAGCAGTTAGTGACTGGGTACTATACACGAGTCAAATAACAGTGCCCAGTGGTTGCTCAAGGCTACTGATAGAAACAGCTGTTCGCAAGAACGGTACTATCAACGTGTGTCGTCCGATGTTAATGGAGGGCACAGAATACAGTGGCTGGAGTTTATCACCCAACGACAAGACGGAGGCAGGCAAGCTGGGGTCCGACTTAATATCTACGGGCATCGACATTGAGAAAGGCAAGATAACCGTCACGGCGGATAAATTCGAGATACGCAACAACAGCGGCGAGGTGACGGCGAGCGTGAACGAGAATGGACAGCTGGATGTCAATGAAGGTCTGTTTAAGGGATTTGTGTGTAAGAAGCTAACAAGAATAACATCGGCAAACTTACATAAATACATCTTAAATCAATATGTCGGTGAAGGACATATAAGCTTTGACTTTACAAAAACGGGTAGTTTTATAGAAATTGTTGATGGTAGTTCTTTCGGTGCAACGCCAGTAATAGTGTTACCGTTTTATTCATCAGACAAGAAACATACGTTCGCAGCCCTAAGTGCAAAAGACGTTAGAGACGTGCTGCCATACTACGGTCAGGATATCATCATTATCAACAGAAGCGGAAAGGCGTTCGATATGATAGGTGGCTATTTGCAAGATAACACCTCCGGTTCACCGCAGAACGTTATATACAACAATACGGCTGTCATATTGACATGTGGCTGCAGCGGCACCATCTCGAAAGTAGAAGCACAGTGGGTAGGCAGAAAGCTATCGGGCTTCAATGGAGTATATGATGTATTGGCAGGTGGCAAGGCAGCCGACGAGGCTACTGACGGAGAAACAACAACGCTGAGTTCTGAAGACGAGCCAACAGAAGTTAACGACTTAAAAACATAAATCATGGAAGTAAAAGTAAAGAGAATAGCACGACGTGACACCTACACTATAGGTAAGATGTACGTCGACGGCGAGTATGTCTGCGACACGCTTGAGGATAAGGACAGAGGACTGACATCTAATATGTCGGTTGCACAGATATGCGGAGTTAAAATCAAGGGCGAAACCGCCATTCCGACGGGCAGATACCTCGTCGATATGAAGACGGTATCACCACGCTTCGGAGGTAGACCGCAGTATCAGTTCTGCAAGGGGAGACTGCCGCGACTGTGCAACACGCCCGGCTACCAGGGTGTGCTGATACACATCGGTAACACGGCGAAGGACACGGATGGCTGTATCATTCTCGGTGAGAATAAGGCGGTCGGTCAGGTGCTTAATTCAACATCAACGTTCCGTAAAGTGTACACCATGCTGAAGGCTGCGGACGAGAGAAGCGAGCAGATTTGGATAACAATAGAGTAAGGAGGTGCAGATGGATATGGTTTTACAGATACTTTCGCTGCTTGTTAGCGGTGGCATCGTGGGGCAGCTGCTCTACTACAACTCGCGGAAGCGCAAAGAGGCAGCTGCAGCACAAAAGGAGGAGGACGCTAACGCCCTCGCTTACGCCCAGGAGTGGCGCAACCTCTACACCCACGAACACGATGAGCACATGGAGGAGCGCACCAGACTCAACAACAAAATAGACTCGCTCTACGACGACATTGGCAAGCAGCGTGCGACCATCCGTCAGCTCAAAGACGAGAAGAACACGCTTCTAATGAAGACGCACGAGCTGCAGTGGAACGAGTGTACCGTGAACGGATGTATGATGCGCAAACCGCCAAGAGATTACGGCAAGGCGGAGACCGACTAATAACCCTTTTATAACATTATGAATACATTAGATAAATTGTTAGAAATATTGTGCGGTGCGCTATTAGGTTTGTTATCCGGCGCATTAGGTTTGTTAGCCTGCGTAATGCTGACACTATTGTGCGGATGCTCTACACCGCAGCCAGTGGTTGTAGAGCGAGAGGTCGTTAAGACAGATACACTCTATAAGGCGAGGACGAGTGCCGACACCTTCCACATACACGACTCGGTGTATGTTGAACACTACACTCGTGGCGACACAGTGTATAGGCTAAAGAGCGTGTGGCGATGGCGTGACCGCATAAGCGTGAAGACCGACACTATATATAAAGCAATGCTCCAGACCGACACAACACGCCTTCCCATACCAGTGGAGCGCAAGCTATCGACGTGGGAGCGGACGCAGATGCACGTCGGGCAGTTTACTATCGGCGCTGTGGTGCTTGTAGTTCTGTCGCTGTTGTTGTGGCTGATACATCGCCGACGATGATGCTCCGCCGCGCATACCAAAATATTTTTGGACTCTATACTTTGCAGTCTCAAATATTTTGCGTATATTTGCGGTATAACCAATTAAATCGTCTGCAATATGTTAGCAATACTTATTTTCAGCTGGATAGTATCAGTCCTTTTTGTAGTCTTAGCAGAAAGAAATAATGGCTATTCTTCATCGTTGAGTCACGATGAAAAAATAAAAAGAATTAGAGAAAAAAGGCGCAGAATAGAGCAAGAATCGGCTGAAATTGATGCAAAATGGAGGGAATATAAACTTAAAAGAAAAGAGTTTAATCAATTTTTAAAAGATCTTCATAAAAGCAAACAACAATAATGTATTTTTTCAGGTCTTATATAAGTGCTACTTTTGGTTCACAAACCAAAAGTAGCACTTTTTTATGGCAACAACTCAAACTTTCGAGACCATCGTCACGCTCAATGCACAACAAGCTAAAGACGAGATGGCAGCACTAAAAAAGACCCTCGACGATCTAAGGCAGAAGAAAGTCGAGGCCCTCAAAGATTCCGGCACGTCCGTAAATGATATCAAGCAGATAAATAAAGAGATACGAAAAGCAGAAGATCATGTAAATGCATACAGATCGAAAGTTAGCGACACAATTAATACGCTTCAAAATCTTTCGACGGCTTCTATCGGCGAGATCGAAAAGGTATCGCGTGTGCTCAAGCAGCAGATGAAGTCGGCAACAAATCCTGAGGACTACAAGCGACTTGAAGAACACCTTGAGAGATGCAAGGCACGCATTAATGAACTGAAGCAGCCTATATCGGCTACTCTCAGCCAATACAATACGGCTATAGCTGAAGCAACACGGCGAGCTGAGAATTTTGAGCAGGAGAACGCTCTGATAGACCGTACTCTAAAAAATATCAGCGGTTCGACTGCGCTTGAATTGGAGACATCGCTTAAACTCGTAAATGAACAACTCGCCAATACGCATCGAGGTACCGAAGAGTATCGCGAGCTGACAGAAAAGGCGAAATTGCTGAAAAAAGAAATAGCAGCCGTCGGTGCTGAGCAAGATTTAACAAAAAGCAAGTGGTCGAAATTCGTCAATATCTTTAACACCAATTGGGGGGCCATAACTCAAGGCCTTGCAGCTGTCACTGGCTTATCTGCGACTGTACGCGACTGCACCAATAAATACGCCGCGATGAACCAGGAGATGTTCAACGTCACTAAGTATACGGGGCAGGCCATCGGGGAGGTTGAAGAGATGAACGAGAGTTTTAAGAAGATGAACACCCGTACAGCGCGCGGTGAACTGAACAGACTTGCTCAAGATGCAGGTAGGCTTAGCATCACCAATAGAGAAATGGTAGAGGAGTTTGTCGATGGTGGTGACAAAATCAATGTAGCACTTGGCGACGACCTCGGCGATGACGCTGTTGAAAAAATTGGCAAGTTGGCGCAGATGTTTGGCGAGGACAAGACGAAGGGCTTGCGTGGTGCTATGCTTGCCACGGGTTCTGCTGTCAACGATCTTGCGCAGTCGTCTTCAGCTAATGCCGGTTACATCGTAGACTTCACTGCCGACTTGTCTGGTGTTGCCCGTCAGGCAGGCATGACACAAGCGCAAATCATGGGTCTTGCTTCGGCACTCGACCAAAATATGCAAGACGAAGCGACATCTTCTACCGTCTTCTCACAACTTATCACTAAGATGTTCCAGGAGCCGATGAAGTTTGCAAAGTTGGCTGGCGTAGAGGTGAGCACATTCACGACCATGCTGAAGACAGATGCGAATGGCGCATTATTAGAGTTCCTGCAGGCAATGTCTAATCGCGGTGGCTTTGACCAATTGGCACCAATGTTCTCGCAAATGGGACTTGAGGGTACACGTGCTGTGGGCGTTCTATCATCAGTGGCTTCTAATCTTGATCAAGTGCGAGAGGCGCAGGCTACAGCTACGAAGTCATACAAAGATGGTACAAGCGTTCTCAATGAGTTCAATGTGCAGAACAATACTGTGCAGGCAGGTCTCGATAAAGCGAAAAAACAATTTGATGACATGTGCATCGAACTTGGCGAAAAACTGATGCCCATTGCTAAATACAGCGTATCGCTGACTTCAATGGGCATAAAAACCTTGTACGTTCTTATAGAATACGTATCAAAACACATCGTTGTTTTGGCTGCACTCGCAACAACCATGCTGTTTTATAACAACGTCCTCACTGTCACAATGATAAAAGAGAAAGCATGGTCGGCGGCACAGAAGGTCGGTAATGCCATAAAGGTCGCTACTGTGGCTACTACAAAACTTCTCAACGCAGCCCTTACCGCCTTACAACTTACCTATACAAGACTAAGGTACGGTGCCGATGCCTACAGACTGGCTATGGAGAAGGCAAAACTTGCGAGTATCACCAACCCATGGGCTGCCCTTGCAATGGTTCTTACCGTTGTTGGTGTTGCTGTGTATTCAGCGGTTAAGGCTTGGCAAGCACACAAAAAGGCTGTGCATGACAACCTACAAAGCGTTAAAGAAGCCAACGCAATAAAAAAGCAGCAGGAAGCCATTAACAAGCGAGTAGCAGAGAGCTACATCGACGAGAAGACTCGCGTGCAGCAGCTGACGAAGATCATCCGTTCAAACGCATTCTCTATCGGAGAGCGACGGAGTGCTATTGCCGAGCTGCAGAAGATAATACCGGACTACCATGCTTCAATCTCCAAAGAAGGCAAACTTTTTAATGAGAATACAAATGCCATCAATGACTACATCAAAAAGCTTGACCAGGCTGCTATGGCAGAAGCCATCTACGAGCAGAAGAAAGAAATAGCAAAGAAAAGGCTTGAGCTAAAACAGACGGTGAGACGCAAGGTGAATAATATTAAGTATGTTAATGCAGAGCTAAAAGCTCACCCCAAAGCATATCGGTCACGAAAAGAATTCTCATCATTCGGTTTTGGTAGTGGACAAGTGACTGAAGGTAATAGACAACTTGCAAACAAACTTATCGAGCGTGCCGCACATGAAAAGGCTCTCAAGGCGGCACAAAGCGAGTTACGTGTCTTGGATGCCCAAGAACGCGAACTTGCCAAGCTCATAAATTCCGACGAGGGCTTACGCAAAGCGTTCTCCAATCTAACCATAAATGGTGGTGGTACAGGTGGTAATGGTGGTAATGGTGGCACCGGTGGTTATGGCGGCAATGGCGGCGGTAATGGTGGCAACAGCAATACCACTAAGACAGACCCAAAGAAAGAGAAGTACGACAAAGAGAGCTCTGCACTCAAGCATACGCTTGACACCGATGAACTGGCTCTCAAGCAGCAGCTCGAACGTAAAGAGATAGACGAAGACGAGTATGCTAAGCGAATGTATGAGAAGAAACAACAGTATTATGTTAAGCTTGTAGACCTTCAAACAAAGTACGACCAGGACACAACACAAACACAGCAATCGATGGTAGATGCAGCTATCGCTGAGAGCGAACGACTTGTTGATGTTCAGGAGCGACAGATGACCGAGAGCCTTGACGCAAAGACGCGTGCATACAACACAGAACAAATGTCTCTTCTCCAGCAACGCACACAAGGGTTGTTGACCGAAAAGGAATATAACGAGAAGCTAAAAGAGGCAGAGATACAATATCATCGAGACCGTCTCGCCATCATTCAGGAGCACGGAGGCGATGAATACGACGAACAGAAGTGGTTACTCGACAAAGAACTGGAGTCCGTACGCCAAAATGAAGAGGATAAGAAGAACGCACAAATGAAGGTACTCGAGGCGCAATATGACAACGCAAACAGTGCGAGTGGCCAAATGGCAGCTGTGCAAGCCATGTACGAACAACAGCTCATTACCTACGAGCAGTACCAGGAGCGCATGACGGAGATAGCGCGAAACAAAGAAGAGGCACGCAAGGCTATCATGCAGCAGGCTTTCAATACGGTGAACACTATGTTGTCGGCTGCGTCATCATATTCGCAGGCTTGCTCGGATCTCGAAACGGCACGCATTAATGCCAACTACGAAAAACAGATAGAAGCAGCTGGCAATAACTCTAAGAAAAAGAAAAGGCTCGAAGAGAAGCGCGACAAAGAGCTTGCTGCAGCCAAGAAAAAGGCCAACAAGCGCGCCATGGTGATACAGATAGCTCAAGCAACAGCGCAGACTGCTCAGTCGGCCATCAATGCTTATAGCTCTGCAGCTGCAATACCCATTGTCGGCCATATCCTCGCCCCTATAGCTGCTGCTACTGCCGTTGCTGCAGGTATGCTACAAATAGCCACTATCAAAAAGCAGCAGCAGGCGCAGGAGGCTGGCTACTACGAGGGTGGCTTTACGGGCGGTTCAAGCTATCGACGCAAGGCGGGCATCGTGCACGAGGGCGAGTTTGTAGCTAACCACAATGCGGTGAACAACCCGCAGGTTCTGCCAGCTCTGCAGCTCATCGACGAGGCGCAGCGCAACAATACGGTCGGTTCGCTTACTGCAGCTGACATATCGCGCTCGCTCGGTCAGGGTGGTGCTACGGTGGTGTCTGCGCCATCGGTGACGGTCAACACCGACAACTCAGAGCTGAATGCTACCCTCGGCGAAGCTCGCGATGTTATCGACCAACTATCGCTGGTGCTCGCGCAGGGCATACATGCGGAGTGTTACATCGACGGAGAACTCGGCATCGCCAGGAACCTCGACCGTTACAATAAATTAAAATCGCATACATAACACAAAAGTATAATATGATACACTGCACTATCAACGGAGAGGTGGGCTACCCGTCCACCTCCGACAAAATAAAGTTAACATATAACAACCCTTATGTTCAGGATTCGGGCGAGTATTCCTACGACATCTCATTCCCGATGTCAATACATCAAAACGCGGTTCTTTTCAAACACATAAACCGCTTCGATGTGAAGAAGCGCATGTCGTCGTTCGATGATTGCAAGATATATGCGGATAATCGGCTCGTCATATCGGGTAAGGGTACTGTCACTTCTATTAGCGATACAACCGTCAAACTTCAAATTGTTGGCGGCAAATCGCGTATCAAGTATAATTCTGCCTTCG